GGTGAAGCCGGTGCTGGGCAGGCCATTGCGTCCGCGGCGAGCGGAGCGGCCTCCTTCTTCCCGGAGTGCTTGGCTGTGCTGGCCGCCATCGCAAATGGCGTTATCGGCTTCAAGATGGGCCAAAACGCCCGCGCCCGCGAGGATTCCGGCGAAGAGCGCTCTCTGGGAAGCAAGCTTCTCTCCGGCGCGCTTCTGGCGGCCACCGGCCCTATCGGCTGGATCAGCTACTTCTTCGGCAAAAAGTATGGCAAAAAGTCCTCGTCTTCGTCCGCTGCGGCAGAAAGCGTCTCGTCTGGCGCGCCGAACTATCTGGACATTCAGGACGCCTACTGGTACGGCAACGAGCGGGCTTTTGCAGGCTACGACTACCGCAGCGACCCCTTTACCTACAACCCCAACAACAACGCCGTCCCCAAGTATCAGGCGGAGATACAGGCCCAGCTTGCAAAGCTGAGCGCTGTGGTGGAGCAGTATCTGCCCGACGTGGCAAATCAGCAGATCGTGCTGGATGACGGCACCATCGTGGGCGCCCTCGCCCCCGGCATGAACGACCAGCTGGGCCATATCCAGATGCTTGCAGAAAGGGGGAACTGAGATGTACGAGATTTTTGCGTATCCCTACGGCAACCCCGAAAACAAGCTGACCGTCTATCAGCCGGGAAACCGACAGGCTGTAGTGCTGTCGCCCAAGCTTACCCGCGAGGTGAGCAAGGGCGGCAGCCTTACTTTTACCATGCTGCGAACCCACCCCTGCTACGAATCCATGCAGAAGATGTCAACCGCTGTGGCGGTGCATCAGGACGGCAAGGAGATATGGCGGGGCCGGGTGCTCAGCCATGAGGCCGACTGGCTCAACCGCCGGGTCATCTACTGCGAGGGAGCCCTCAGCTACTTCAATGACAGCTGTATCACTCCCTTCAACTACGAGGGCAAGCTGAGGGATTTTCTGGAATACCTCATCAAAGCCCACAACTCCCAGATTTCCGGCGGCGACGGCTACGAGGAACAGACCAGCTACGACAAGATGAAAAAGTTTGAGCTGGGCAAGGTGACTGCCGCCCTCGGCGGCCTTGTGGTGAGCTACGGCGACCGCAACCAATACGGCGTGGGCGAGGACTACGGCAGCACCTGGGACATCATCAGCAAAATGGTGCTCAAGACCTACGGCGGCTACGCTTACTGTACCTATAACTCCACCACCGGCATGAACGTGCTCAACTACTGCGACCAGGCATACGAGGCTGACCGGCAGACCGCCCAGAACATCGAATATGGCGTGAATCTGCTGGACTTCACCGAAAAGACCGACACCAACGACCTTTTTACCCGCATCTGGCCGATGGGCAACAAGCACACTGTCGAAGAGACCAAGACCCAATGGAAGTACAAATTCCTCTGGTTTAAGTGGGGCTCGACTACTGTGACGACCGGCACCCACGAAGAGCGCTACGGCATCAACGGCACGAGCCAGAGTGCCGTGGACAAGTACCTCCCGAAAAAAGGTTACAGCTGGAATCGGGAGTACGGGTGGATACAGAACGACGAGGCCGTAAAAAAGTTTGGCGTGGTCTCCAAAATCAGGGAGTTTGACACGGACAGCAGCGACGCCACCTTTGCCGCCGCGGTGCAGGACCTGGAAAAAAACGACCTCATGACCATGAGCTATGAGGTCAAGGCCGTTGACCTTGTGGACGCGGGCTATGATACCGAGCGGCTGACCTTTGCCAGCTTTGCCCATATCATCAGCAAGCCCCACAGCATCGACGTGATCATGCTCTGCACCAAGCTGGTGGAGCCGCTCGACCACCCGGAGAAGAAGGAGTACACCTTTGGCATGACCCGGCGCACCCTCACCGACCGGGCCGTGGCAAATCTGGGCGTGACCAACGAGCTCTCCGAAAAGACGGCATCCACCAGCCGGTATGCAGGTACAACGCAGATAGACACCACACAGGCAGGCAAGACGGCCAGCGATTTCATCGACTATGCCCCCGCCTCCGGCATGACCGTCGGCCACGCCAGCATCACGGCCAACATCCATTTCGGGACGGACGGCCTGACCTTCTCCGGCGTGAAAAACGGCACCGAACTGCAAAGCTGGTCGGGCTCCACCTTTGCGGCCCAGACCACGAGCGTAGACCTCTCCGGCTATGCGGCGGTGCTGCTCACCTACGACGGCGACGCCGTGGCGTGGGCTGCCGCCGGGGGCAGGGGCCGGGCCTTTGCGGTGCTGCCGGTGAACGGCAAGACCTACTCCATCCTCTTCCCCGGCGCTCTGGCCCAGCGGCGGGATGTCACGGCGTCCAAAAGCGGCGTGACCTTTGGCAGCGGATACCGACAGACGGCTGCAGGCGCATGGGTGCAGGATGATACGGCCTGCCGCCCGGAGGCGCTGCAGGGCTTTATGTAAAGGAGCGTGATTTTTATGGGTAAGCTCATGGGGGCAAAAATCGGCTCTCTGCACACCTTGAATGACCTCGGCCTTTATCTGTTGGTGGGCAGCCCGCTCATCTCCAACGCAGAGCCGGACAAAAAGCTTGTGCAGGTGCCGGGCGGCGATTTCCTGCTCGACCTCACCCGGGCTGTGGACGGCAAAGTACACTACCTCCAGCGCACCATCCGGCTTGACCTCAAATGCAAGGCTCCGCCGGATGAGCGCCGCAAGGTGCAGAGCGCCCTCGAAAACGCCTTGCAGGGGCAGTGGCTGCGCTGCGTACTGGACGAGGACCCGGCCAACTTCTGGATGGGCTTGTGGATAGTGTCACCACAGAGCAGAGACCGGCATACCGGCACATTTTCCATCACCGGCACGTGCAATCCCTACAAGTACAATGCCACCGCCTACGCGGGCGCAGACTGGCTGTGGGACGATTTTTATTTTGATGAGGACGTCATCTATGACAAGCCCACGGAGGTAAAGAGCCTGTGAACAAAACTTTCGAAGAAAACATCAACGACGTCCGCACGGCAAAGCGGGGCGTCGAGGTGCGGGAGGCTATGGCTGAGAGCCTTGAGTATGTGGAGGGCTTTGCCTCCACCGCCACCCAAAAGGCAGAGGAAGCCGCAGCCAGCGCTGGAACCGCCGCCGAGTCCAAGGAAGCCGCCGCTGCCTCGGCTCGAACCGCAGAACAGCAGGCGGGCATTGCCACGCAGCGGGCAGAGACTGCCACACAGCAGGCCGAGGCTGCCGAAAGCTCCAAAGCTGCCGCTGCGGAGTCCGCCAAACGGGCAGAGCAGTTTGCCAAGGAGACCGAGGGCCGCGTCACCACTGACCCTACCCTGACCGTCAAGGGCGCTCCCGCAGACGCCAAAGCCACCGGCGACCGCATCAACGCTATCAAAATCGAGACCGACAAGACCCTCACCGTCTCCGGCGCGGCGGCGGACGCTGCGGCGGTTGGCGGCATCGTGCTGCCCCGGGTGGTGGTGCAGACCGAAGCGGGCAGCTCCATCGTCCTCTCGGACGGCGAGAAGAGCGTGAGCGGCGTGGCTGCGGACGGCAGCTTTTCTGCGGCCCTGCCCCACGACGGAGAGTGGACCGTCACCGCCACGCTCGGCACCGGCGCGGCCACGGAGACAGTGCAGGCGGAGTATTGCCGCACCAAGACCATGACCCTGACCTACTACACCCTGACTGTGACGGTCAAGGCGGGCAGCACCGTCACTGCCCAGCGCGGAGACAAGACCGTCACCGGCACCGTGCCGGAGAGCGGGAGCATCAAGCTCTATCTGCCCATCGCTGGCATGTGGACCGTGACGGCCACGCTGGGCGACGAGACCACCGAGGGCAGCGTGGAGGTGAGCGAATACAAGGACTATCCCCTTGAGCTTGCCTACGTCCAAATCTACGGCGCGAGTTGGGACGGCACCAGCACCACCAAGTGGAGCCGCACCGACGAGGCGGCAGAGTTTACTGACCCTGTGCCGTATGTCGCTGGCGCAAGCAGCTATGGCAGCCCTTTTGACAGCTTGCAGCCCTGGGCGGGCATGACCGTTAGTGAGCGCACCGGCGGCACGATGGTAGCCATCCCCAAGTTTTGGTACAAGCTGACCCAAAACGGCAGGGGAATGACCATCCAGATCGCCGACCGCGCGGTGGAGGGCTACAGCGTCAGCCCCGCCCACATGGACAGAGGTGACGGCCACGGCGAGCGGGATGTGGTGTATATCGGCAGATACCACTGCAACGGCACCTATAAGAGCGGCACCGGCAGCCCCAGGGCGAACATGACCCGCTCTTCGGCCCGCTCCGGCATCCACAATCTCGGCTCGACCATCTGGCAGAGCGATTTTGCCATGCGGTTTACTGTCTGGCTGCTCTATATCGTCGAATTTTGCGACTGGAACAGTCAGGCGAAAATCGGCTATGGATGCAGTCCGAACAGCAACACCTTCGCAATGGGCTACACCGACTCGATGCCCTACCACACCGGCACCGATCAGAGCAGCCGGGCCACCTACGGCGGCACGCAGTACCGCAATATCGAGGGCCTGTGGGATAACGTGTGGGACTGGTGCGACGGCTGCTACTACAACAGCAATGGCCTCAACGTCATCCTCAACCCCGCAAACTTCAGCGACGGCAGCGGCGGCACGGCGGTCGGCACTCCGTCGAACGGCTGGCCGTCCGCATTCAATGTCAAGACAAACGGCGGCTTCCCGACGTTTATCCCCACATCCGCGTCCGGTAATGACGCAACGTACTCGTGCGATGTCTGGCACTTTGACTCGTCGGACCCCTGCCTCTACGTCGGTGGTCACTATAGCCACTACTCCAACTATGGTTTGTTCTACGTCAACTACAACGCCGCGTCGTACTATTTCGGGGACATCGGCTGCCGCCTCCAGGAACTCCCCAACGGGGGAGTCTGAGGGGGCCGCAGCCCCCGCAGATAACCGCGCCGTAAGGCGCTGAACTTTATATGGGACTGTCTGTGCATTGCCGGTGTTTTTTTGTTCCCGGGCTCGTGCGATGTCTGGAACTTTGACTCGTCGAACCCCTGCCTCTACGTCGGTGGTAACTATAGCCACAACTCCAACTATGGTTTGTTCTACGTCAACTACAACGCCGCGTCGAACTATAACGGGAACATCGGCTGCCGCTTCCTTTTTGATATTTCCAACCTCACACATTCTTGGCACAGACAGCCGCACACCCCACGGTGAAGATAGGCATTTTGGGAGCGGGCTAGTACACCCCGCAAGGGGCGCTGGAACGTCCGTACAGCTAAAAGGAGGGTATCCCAATGAAGAGAGCTGGAAAGCTCTTTGATACGTTAATCTCAGATGATAATTTGCTGCTTGCCATCGACGAAGTGAACCGCACCCACCACTGGAATCGAGGCCACAAGCCCAACACCTGCACGGCTTGGGTGGAGGAGACCAAGCCGAAGCGGGTGGAAGACCTGCGGCGAATACTCGTCGGCGGCTTTGAGCCGAAAAAGCCTCATGTCAGCCAGCGGTGGGACGCGAACGCCCGGAAATGGCGCACCATCAGCGAACCGGCCCAGTGGCCCGACCAGTACGTCCACCACGCCCTCATTCAGGTCTTGCAGCCCAGGATGATGCAGGGAATGGATTTTTACTGCTGCGGCTCCATCCGGGAGCGCGGGCCGCACCGGGAAAAGAACGCCATCCAGCGATGGATGAAGTACGACCGCAAGGGGACGAAGTACGAGTTTTGCGGTGACATCCGCCACTTTTACGACAGTCTGACCCCGGAAGTCGTCATGGCCCGGATGCGGCAGCTCTACAAGGACTGCCGCGTCCTCGACCTCATCTGGCGCATCATCCGGGACGGTGTAAAGCTGGGGACCTACACCTCCCAGTGGTTTGCCAACGCGGCATTACAGCCCCTCGACCAGCTCATCCGGGAAAGCGGGCTGTGCAAGCATTACGCCCGGTATATGGACAACATCACAACCTTCGGGCCGAACAGGCGCAAGCTGCGCAAACTCCGCATTTTTGTGGAGAGCTGGCTGAACGCCCACGATCTGAAGCTCAAGGGAGACTGGCAGGTGTTCCCGGTGGCAAAGAGGCAGCTGAAGACGCCCCTCGCCCCGCCCCGGCGCGGCTTTGCACGGGCGAAAGGGCGTCTGCCGGACGCTGTAGGCTACCGGTACGGGAGAGGGTACACCATCCCCCGCAAGCGGAATCTGCTGCGCATCAAGCGGGCGCTGGCGCGGTATCGCAAGCGCAGGCGGCAGGGGAAGCCCATCACGCCCAGAGCGGCAGCAAGCCTGCTCTCGCGCCTCGGGCAGCTCCGGCACTGCAACAATTATCATCTCTATCAATGGCTGTTTCGGGGAGAGCGGGTCGTCCGCGACCTAAAGCACGTCGTCCGAGAGCATCGGAGAAAGGAGAACCTGACGTGGATTATGTTTTTGGCACAAAGGGCGGCGCAGAAGTCCTCAAGACCATCGGCGACGCTCACACTAGCCTGACCGGCTATCACCAGCTCGAGCGGGAGTATCCCGACCAGACCATCACCGACAGCTTCCGCGTTGTCCGCAAACTGCGTAGCGCAGAGGACGCGGAGGGGCACTACTATGACTGGTACGAGATCGACCACCACTACCGGATGACCGACAAGACCGGCCCTCTGGCAGAGCAGGCGGCGAAGACCGCTGCGGAGATGGAAGACGCCCTGTGTGAGCAGGATATGGCATCACAGGAGCGGCAGGCGGCTATCGAGGACTCGCTGTGCGAGCTGGACGCCGCTGTCAACAAATAAGGAGGACATCAAAATGGACAAGATCTGGGCGAACCGGCTCATCGCCGGTACCAAGACGTGGGCAGAGATGCCCGCACGCCGCCATGCCGGTGTCAAAGCGGAGCTGGCAAAGCGGGTGGCCGAGGGGGAAATCACCCCGGAGCGGTACAAGGAGATCACGGGGGAGGACTACGATGGGTAAGCTGCTGGAGCTGCTGGAAAAGCTGGTGCGGGCCATCTTTGGCCCGGGGGACGAGCGGGACACCGGCGAACCTGAGCCTACGCCCCAAGCCCCCAAGGCAGAGGCTGTCACCGGCTGGGAGGGCGACCCGCCCTACCGGTACATCGACGTGAGCCGGTATCAGGGCCTTATCGACTGGGCGCAGGTGGCAGCGGCGGGCTACAAGGGAGCGATGCTCAGGGCGGTGAGCACCAACCGCAAGCTCTCCAAGCGGGCAGACGGCCTGTATATCGACCCCACCTTTGAGTCCAACTACCGCAACGCCAAAGCTGCCGGTCTGGACGTGGGCGTCTACTACTACACCAATGCCACCAGTGAGGCGATGGCCGACGCAGAGCTTGCCCTGCTGCGGCAGGCGCTGCGGGGCAAGGAACTGACCCTGCCGGTGGCGGTGGACGTGGAGGAAAACAAGCTCAAGCCCATGAGCACCCTCGACCTCACCAACCTCACCGCCTACGCGCTGGAAAAGGTGGAGCGGATGGGCTTTTACGCCCAGCTCTACACCTACACCGGTTACAAGTATGAGCTGGACATGGCGAGGCTGTCCTCTCGGTGGGACATCTGGCTGGCCGACTACACCGGCAAGACGCCCAACGTGACGTTTAACTACAACGCCCACCAACACACCAGCAAGGGCAGCGTGCCGGGCATCAACGGGCCGGTGGACCTCGACGTCACGACCGTCAACTACCCGAAAATTATCCGCAAGAAGGGCCTGACCCGTCTCCGGGAGGGCAAATGACCGAAAAAGAAGCTTTGCTGTGGGTGCTGGGCATCCTGGGCAGCCTGTGTGCTGCAGCCATCACCATCGACAAGGTGCTGGAAATCATCCACAAGTACATCAAAAAGGCACAGGAGCCGGACAACGCGCAGAACAAGCGTCTGGATGAGCTGGACAAGCGCATCGGCGCCTTGGAGCAGGGCCAGCTCCAACACACACAAGCCCTTGCCCGCGATCTGCGCCGCTTCGACGAAATCGACGAGGTGAGCCGTCTGACCCTCGACGGGGTGCGCAATCTGCTGGACGCCCAGCTCTCCGGCAACAACCGCGAGGGAATGCAGAAGAGCCGCACCGACATCGACAACTATCTGTTAAAAGGAGTGACCAATCATGGTAGCACTGGCAACTAAGCTTTTTGACCTTATCCCTGCCCCGGTGGCGGCAGTGCTGATGCTGGGCGGCTTTATCTTTTACGCCCTCGGCTGCGTCCGGCTGGGCTATGGCGCAGCGGTAAAGCCGCTGGTGCTGGACCTCATCGAGAGGGCCGAGCAGGAGATTCAGGGCACCAAGCGTGGCGCAGAGCGTAAGGCCTGGGTCGTCAAGATGCTCCGGGCCGCCCTGAGTACCAGCAAATACGGCAGGCTCATCAGCTGGGCCATCACCGATGAGACCATCGGTGCCGTGATTCAATTTTTCTTTGACCGTATGAAGGCGGCCTTGCAAAATCAGTGAGGTTTTGACTATGAGCAGCACTACATACGGCCATATCGGTGACCTCACCGATATGTTCGCCGTACAAGAGCAATTTCGGCACGCTACGAAAATGGTCTGCGATTTTGTTGACCTTAACAAAATCGACCATTTTGCCGTCATTGGCAATATGGTGCGCAACGCCGGACAGTTGCCGCAGCCTTTCTGGGTTGGTGTTGCCTGTGGCGGCGGCTCGCGTAGTGCTGCCCGCTGCGCTGCAAGGACTTGACCGGCAGCAGATGACCGCCCCTCCCCCGGAATTGCTCTGGGAGAGGGGCGGTGTTGCGTTAAGAGAGAGAACGAGAGATACAAAATCCTGACCCAAAAACAGTGACGAGGATGTTCGACTCGGGGAGTGTAAGGTCAACCAGAAAGCCATCTGATTCGTTCAGATGGCTTTTTTGTTTTATCTCTCGGTGCGTTTTTGGGCCGGTGCGACACAAAGCTCTGATTTTTTCTCGCCTGCCGGGGCTATACTGTTTCTTGATGCAACAGGGTATGCAACAGGGGCAATACGGAAGATAGGAGCCAGGCAAATGAGCATTTGGGACGCATTCGGCAAAGGACGGTATAAGGGCTTCTCCCGGGAGGCGGGGCAGCTGCTGGATAAGGCGGTGGAGCTGGCCGGAGGGCTGGGCTGCAAAAAGGCAGACACCGGCCACCTGCTGTGGGCGATGCTGCAAGCGGACGGCGGCCCGGCGGCCCGCTTTCTGGCCGGGAAGAACATCTCGGAGTTGGAAGTACGGCGTCAGCTGTCCGCCGGGCGGGAGGGTTCGGTCACCAGGCTTGCCCGGGGCGATATGGCGGCGGACCTGCGCCGGGCGATGGACTACGCCATCATCGGGGCGCAGAACGCCCACCTGAGCCGGGCTGAGCCGGAGCATCTGCTCTGCGCCATGCTGGAAGACACCGACTGCGCCGCGGGCGTTATGCTGGCGTCGATGGGCGTCCAGCTCACCGAGGCGGTGCGGGAGTGCCGCCAGCTTTCAGGGCAGTTCATCCTGCCGATCCAGCCGCGCTCGGCGTCGTCGCTGCCGCGGGGGAGCCGGGCCAGCGACAAATACTGCCGCGATTTGACCCGCCGGGCGGCGGACGGCGAGCTGGACCCGGTGTTCTGCCGGGAGAAAGAGCTGGACCGGATGGTAGAGATCCTATGCCGCCGCCAGAAGAACAACCCCTGCCTTGTGGGGGAACCGGGCGTGGGCAAGACCGCGCTGGCCGAAGGGCTTGCCCAGCGCATCGCCGACAAGCAGGTACCCCGGATGCTTCAGGGGCGGCGTCTGCTGGCGCTGGACATGGCCAGCCTCGTGGCCGGTACGAAGTACCGCGGCGACTTCGAAGAGCGGTTCAAGAACCTGCTGGAAGAACTCGTCCGGGACGGCAGCGCCATCCTCTTCGTGGATGAGTTCCACACCATCGTCGGCGCCGGTGCGGCAGAGGGGGCCATCGACGCGGCCAGCATCTTAAAGCCGGTGCTGGCCCGGGGCGAACTGCAGCTCATCGGCGCGACGACGAATCAGGAGTTCCGCACCCACATCCAGAAGGACGCCGCCCTCGAGCGCCGCTTTGGCCGCGTCCAAATCGAAGAGCCTACGCCGAAGCAGGCCGTGGATATACTGGAAGGTCTGGCACCCCGCTACGAGCGGTATCACGGCGTCCGCCTGCCCAACGAAGCCCTGCGGGAAGCCGTGGAGCTCTCGGTGCGGTATCTGCCGGGGCGCTGTCTGCCGGATAAGGCCATCGACCTCGTGGACGAAGCCTGCGCGGCGGTGCGCATCCGGGCCGAGCGGGAAGGGGAGAAAGACCCCGTCCTCAGCCGGAAGGAAATTGCCCGGGTAGTGGCGCAGGCCAGCGGCGTCCCGGCAGAACGGGTGGGCGAAAAGGAGAGGGAGCGGCTTGCCCGCCTCGAAGAGCGCCTGAACGCCGAAGTCGTGGGCCAGAGCCGGGCTGTCGCCGCCGTGGCCGGGGCCATCCGGCGCAGCCGCACCGGGCTGGGGGAGCCGGGCCGGCCGATCGGCGCGATGCTCTTCCTCGGGCCGACCGGTGTCGGCAAGACCGCGCTGGCAAAGGCGCTGGCAGAGAGCTGGTTCGGCAGCGAGAAGGCCCTGCTCAAGTTCGATATGTCGGAGTATCAGGAGCAGCACACCGTGGCGCGTCTGCTGGGTGCGCCTC